GGTTAGATCTCGACGCGCTTTATTGAGCGCTTCCTGTGCAGCCACATTTAAAGTTTCTGCTTTTACTTTGCCTTCTTCGGCAATAGTTTTTGCTGTTGTGGCTTGTGTTTGTGCTGTTGTGGCCTGTGTTTGTATTACGTTGAATAGTTTGGGAACAGCATCAGCCAGGAATTTGGCTGACTGTTCTGTGACAGATTTTGCTGTAGTTGTTGCTCCCGGAGGGGTAGAAGCCCCGCCTTTCATATAGGCGAGGCTAGGGTTAAGGCCGGCTTTTTTCATGTCGGCCATTGAACGCTGGTAAGCGGTATTGCTCATGCGTTCTTGAAAAGCCATTTGTTCGCGGGAAATATCGCGATTGGCTTCGTTTGCTTTTTTTTGCCCCCAAGCGGATGAAACTCCGCCGATGACATCTCCTATTAGGCTAAGCATTAGAAGTGATCTATTAGACCCGGCACGCCATAAGTCGGCATCGGTCTAGCATGTTTTATCCTAATGTATGAATCCATTAAGAAATGGGGTTCATCGGGGGTGGCAATGATTCGGTCTATTGGTGGGTTATCCTCGATAAACTCGTTGTTAAGTAGCGGTGCGTTCGCAAATTCTTGAGAGAGGTGCCATACATCTAAAGATTCTGCGTACGTACTGCGGAATCTTCCTGTAATTTTAGATGGCTTATATCGGTACTCGTCGAATCTGGGAATGTACCCGAAAACGGTATCATCCTCAGCTTGTACACCACTGGTGAAAATTTCTTTTTGTAAGATACTTTGTTCGCCGATATGGGAAAGTGCGGGCCAGAAGAAATCCCAGCGGGTTTCTCTTGAGAACTGACGTTCGAGACCTTGCTGATAAGTGAGATCGGCTTGTACTGAAATTATCCCGATTAGCGTGCAGTGTTCTGTAAATGACTTTGTGAAACCATGACCGCTTCCTTGAGCGATACCAAAACCGGCAAGGTTGCCCTGTGGTGTTGCTGTATATCCGGTTGCGGGATCAACAGCGGCGCCTGATGTTTGTGGTGTAGCGGTTATGTTTACTGGTGTGGTATTTCCGCCAAGATATTCTGGACGGGTTGCACGCAGATCAGGTGATGTTACGCCGAAATGAGATTTGACGATTTCAATCTGGCGAGTTCCGCCTCGTGCATCTCTCTCGTAGAGTTTTTGTATCTGTACTGATTCGCGCAGTGCGTTAATTGTTACAGCAGTGGCTTGAGTTAAGTCAGCTGAGCCGTTTTGAAATACAAGGCCAGTAGCGCCGCCGACGAAAGACGCGGCACCGTCAGCAGATGGAGCAGGTGCGACAGATACTGCGCCGGATTGTTGGGTGAATAAACCCGTAGGCGTACTGTCTATTGAGTTTTTTAAACTGATCTGAGAGCCGTCAGAACCAATGATTCCTGATACGGGTGCATTACCGCCTAAAGGAATAGTGACCGCTTCGCCCTTTTGGGGCCAAGGTAGAGCACTTGTAAAGTAGTCGTGCCGTTTACAACGTCTGAGTAGTGGAAAGTCTGTTGCCAGATCAGGTCCGTCACCGGTCGATTGTAGTGTTGAATTTTGAAGGTTTTGATCTCTAAACCACTCGTCATAACAGAGCTGGTAGCCGCGATGCCAGAGAGCTGAATGTGAATAATTTGGTATGTCGGTTGGCATACCTAGGTAATCAGCTAGCGATGCTTCTGGATGTCCGCCGGCCGGGGCGACCATTTGAGGGATTATAAAATCTGTTGAATCGCCGGGGTTTTTTTGTTCGCCCAGAAATTTAGGGAAATTATCCCACAATAGGCGATTAGGAATTGAGAAGAAGAAGGTCGTTGCTCTCATGTTGTCCATCACCGGCTTTAACGGTGTGGCGAGACGCAAGAATATACTTGCGTTTAATGAGATTGTATCGCCGGGCAGTGCTTCGTCTGCATAGAACGGAATTAAGTAGCCTGCGTCGAATGTTGTTTTATAGCCGTGAGAACGGTCAAATGATGATCGGGGTATATCTGCTCGCGGGATATTCGCGAAGCTGTGAGACATTACGGATTTCATTGTTTTTCTCCGACTTCAGTTAAGTGTGGTGTTCCGTATTGGACTGTGTGTTCGATTGCGCAGCCGAGATTAATTTTTGCATCGTGTGTCGAGATTTTGCATGTTTGATCATCGAAGGTACCGACTTCAAATAGTGTGAAATCGCCGGGATGCTGGTTGAACTGTGAGTTTTCGTCTTTGCAGGTATCTTCAAAGGCACGTAGAGCGGCTCCTGTTGATTGCATGTAAAAGGGTTGTAGGTATGCTTCGATTTTAGAGTCATAGACTGTGAACATTTTTAAGATCATAAGGTTCTCGGTAGTAGTTTAAGTTTCTTTTCGGTAATTATCTGCTTTGCTTTGATTCTTTCCGTATCAAAATGGTCGGATTCGAACGCTTTGATTGCTCGTTCTTGTTTGATTTCCTGCATTTTTTCCGGGTACATTTTTTCATAGAGTGAATCATAGTATCTTGTTGGGCGCACTTCTGTAAAGTTTTCGCCCTTTTTTACGACCATGAAGTCATTGGGATATACATCCCTGTAGTTTTCTTTGAGCCAGTCACCGCCGATTCCTGGCTTGCGTGACATGTCGGTATATTCTGGCTGTCTTTCGACGGTTAATCCTGTTTGAGTTAAATGCCAGTAGTCGGCTTCTGGGCCGAGTTGTTTTTTCATTATGTAGCGGGCCACGTAGGCCGCAGACTCGAAGGTTACTTGACCTATGTCAATATTTCCCTTTCCCCAAATTTTCTCGATTGTGGGTGATGTGAACAGGGGTTTTCCTTCGTAGTCTTTGCCATATGGGATTAGGTCGTCGGGCTGGTGCCCGTAGATGATGGCGTGATAGTGAGGTCGTTTAGTATTATTTTCTCCGTATTCCCCGCACATGTAATAGCGAAGTTTTTTCTCAGGATATTTTTTTCTGAGTCGCTTCATGAATTTTTGAAAGTGCGGTTTGGTTAAGGATTCGTCGTAGGGTAGTTTTTCGTCGTTGTACGTGAGCGTGAGGAAGAATGAGTCTGTGTGGTACTTACCTTCGTGCATACATCGGATGGCCCAGTCATGACTTCGACTGAGACGACATCCCGTGCATTGCCCACAAGGCAACTTGATAGGAATATCGTTGCCAGTAGGACTAAAGGTAATTGCATTCTTACCATTTTTTTTTGGCTTTACTGATTTGTAAGCCTGTAGAGGGTTGAAGCACCCCATTAGAGGCGTATTCCGCCACGTTGGATAGTTCGGGGTGCATTGCGTTTGTGTGAACGCATAGCGGTTCTAGTGAAAAGACGTTTAGATTTGGATTTTTTCATTTTTCTGCGTCGCATTCTAATTGCTCCTATGTTGGTTGAACCTAGATTGTAGTTGATTGGGAGTGAAAGTCAAAAGCGCAATTTTTCTGGCTTTTGGTATTTGGTGTCACTCCCGACAGTTAAGAACAAGTAGTTAACTGTCTATTCGCGCCCGGAGTCGTCGAATGGGAAAAGAAATGGCCCCACAAGGGGGCCACTTTTAGTGTACATGGATGAAAGGGGTTAGGCTTCCTCAGGGGGCGCCTGAGGCGTTATCTCAGGTTCGGAGGGTTCTGCTACCTCCGGAGGGGGTTCAGGGGCATATGCGAGCCCCATTTCGATCATAGCGTCCATGTTTTCTGGATTTTCGGTGAATTCGAGGAATTCGGCCGGATTGTTATTGAAATGTGCCCTTATTTTTGCGGGTAGTTCCATGAAGTACTCATCAGCGAGCATTATTTTGTTTACTGCGCTTTGATAGTCGTCGACTTCTGTGAAATCCCCGTAGTTAGGGGCACGATTGTTAAGGTGATCAATCAGGCCGGTTTTTTCGTACCGGGCCATGATGTTATTGATGTTTGTTTCATCCTTGAATTGTTGTTGTGTTTTACTTTCTCCTGTGAATTTAATTGCATGTTTGCCAATTTTTCTTTTCATGTTTATTTCCAAGGTTGTGTGGTTTTGATTGTTTGCTTTCCAAGGGGTGTATCGATCGTGTTACTTTTTTCGATTTTTCCAGTTGGTTTCTTGCGGGTGGCTCGCCATGCCATAAAGCCAGCGATGCCCCCGGTTATGAATCGGAGTACACCCTGAAAAGTAGTAGGCATTTCTATGCCTTTTTCTGATAGATATTGGTACATCTGTTGCTGAATATTTGCAACTGTGGCGTTCGGTTCCTTAATCATTTGATCGAATTTAGCGCCAAGTGTTTTTTGCATTTCAGTTCTTGTTTGTTGCTCGGTTAGATCTCGACGCGCTTTATTGAGCGCTTCCTGTGCAGCCACATTTAAAGTTTCTGCTTTTACTTTGCCTTCTTCGGCAATAGTTTTTGCTGTTGT